CAATCTGGACCAGATGCGCTACCGCTGCCCGGACGCTCGCGTGGTTGGCTACACCTACCTGCCCGACCGTAAGCTGGTATTCCGCGGATCTTCGATGGGCAGCTACCTCACCCTGGATGAGGCCCCGGGAGCATACCCTGGCGTGCCCTGCGGGGTGTTTGAGATCACCGAGAGAGACCTCATGTTCCTGGACTTGTACGAAGGGTACCCGCGGTTCTATCGCCGCGGCACTGTCCCTGTGGCTCATATCTGGGACGTCCGTACCCGGCAGGAGTTGCCCTTGACCTGCGGGAAGATGGCTATGGTCTACTTGATGCGAAGCGGACACGACCTCGGCCAGCCTGCCGAGAGCTATTGGCAGACCTGCAAGCAGGGCTACGCCGACTTCGGTTTTGACCCGCAGTTCCTGGAGCAAGCAAGGCTGGATAGCCTGTCCCAGTAACGAAAAGGCCCGGAGCTTTCATAGCTCCGGGCCTTTGTGCCGTGTTTATCGTCTTGCCGCCCACACAGCGCTGCTGGCCTCGCTGCGCCCGAAGCCGGGGACGGTCTCGCGCAGCTGTTGCTTGTGCCTGCCGGTCTGTTGCAGAAAGTCATCCAGCCTGCCTCTGGCAGCGGCCAGGCGGCCCGCTGCGTGGCTTTGCAGGTCGGGCTGGTCAGTTTCCTTGGCGAGGACGTACTCGCGCTTCCAGCGGCGTATCTGGCGCTCCAGGGCGCGTTGGCGTCGGTCGGTCTGTTCCTCGGTCAGCATCTGGCCGTTGTACGGGAACTTCGGCGCGTTGTAGTCGTCCAGCATCGCTTGCGTGTAGGAGGGCTTGCTAATGCCGGGCCAGTACGGATGCCAGTTGTGTCGGCAGTTCGCTCCGGCGAAGCCACGCACGTCTCCGTATCCGATATCCTCCAGCGTCAGGTATCCGGGCTGCCCGGACAGGCTGACCAGCTTGCCCTGCCACCAGCTGTGGTTCGTGAAGTCCTGGCCGCCGTCGCCGGTTCGAGCACCGCCGTGGGCGCTTAACTCCATGATGTCTACGTTCATGGTGTTGGCGTTGTGCTGGCTGATGTCCGTTGCGGTCTGGTTGATGCCTGTGCGCATGGCCCGCAGCACGACGGTCTCCAGTTTGTCCGTGTGCCCGCTGGGGTAGGTGATGGCATCGATACCTTCCGCAGCCAGATCCTTGATACCTCGGCGGACGATCTGGTCGTAGCTGAACGCCCCGGTCGCCACGTCCATGTGGCCTTTGTCCAGCATCCGGCCCAGCTGCTCCTGTACCGCCACCGGTAGGTTGTGGTTGTTCATCAGCGCCCGGGTCTGGGTGAGATTGTACAACGTGTTCATCGTGCGGCGGTAGCCGCTCTGCACGATCTGCTGTGCGACGGCGCTTGTTCCTATGCCCTCCGGCTCTGGCTGGCCTGCGGCGCGGTAGAAGCGGTTGTCCTGCTCCTCTGCGTCCAGCATGGCTTGGGCAAAAATGACCGCTACATGGGGCGCAGCGGCGGCCATCAGGCGCTCCATTCGCTCTGCCAGGTGTTTGCGGCTCGCACCGAGAGCCTGTGCGCGTTCGGCCTGCCACTGTGCGCCCTCGGTCATGTAGTCGGCTTTGGCAATGCGGCGGGCTATGTCTGTGAGGATATCCAGTTCCAGGTCGTCAAAAGCAGCGGCGGCCCGCTGGGCGTAGTCCTCGACCTGCGACGGCGTCAGCAAGGCTCTACACGGTGCTTGCCGCCCTCAACGGTGACGGTGTATCCAAGCCACCGCAGCGCCTCGCACGCGCCCTCGTAGCGTGCCCAGAGTCCAAGGCTGCGGGTGACACCTGCGTCCAATCGCAGGTTATGAGCCTTGCCTCGACCAGGCTTACCCTTTTTGCCGTCGTCGGCATTTTGGTTGTCGTTTTTGTTGCCATTGGTGAGCACCCCCTGTAGAATGTCGGTAGCCACGGATTCCTGCTGGATGGCGGCGATGGCGTTTTGCGCGGTCGCCTCATCCTCTCCGTAGAAATGCTGGCGGTATTCGGCCTTGCTGCGTAGGCCCAGCTGCAACTCTGCCTGCCATTGGGCCATTTCGGTTTGACGGTCGATGATGATGGAATCGTCCCATTTGAAGGTGATTTCCGGCTCAGTGGTCGCCGCGGGCACGCTATCCAGCTGATCCGCCCAGAAGTCCAGTGCCGCAATCAGCCCCCGCAGTGCATCTTCCAGCGCTGCCTGAATATCACTGACCGTAGTGTACAGCTTCTGGCGGCTGTTGATGATTTCAGTGGCCGTCTTTTCGACTTCTGCCACCTGGGAGAGCACGCCAAAGCTCAGGCCACACTTGGTCTCCACGTGGCGGAGGTACTGGTTCAGCCCGCTGAGGTAGTTGCTGTCTCGCAGGCTGGGGGCAAATACCTGATAGAACGTGCCACCGTCCGCGATGCCTGTGTTGATGTTCAGGCCGCGGTAGATGCGTTGGCTGTGCTGCGGCAGCGCTTTGTCCAGCGCCTTGGCGGGGACGCCGAAGCGGCGCAGGCTCTCTTGGTCGGTGAGGGGTTGGCCGCTCTCGCCCAGCGGTTTGAGGTACTGCTCGTCCACGTCGACGCCCAGTTCGCCGCCCTCGTATTCCCAGTCGAGGCGGGTGAACTGCACGTCGGCGTCGATGATCTCCGGGATGCCCGGTGCGAATATGGCCGCACCCATTTCGCTGCTGGGGTCTACGGTATTGACGATGGGCGTGACAAAGTAGCCGCAGGGGATGCGGGTCAGCCCGGGCAGGTAGGCGATGGGTTCCACGTCCTGCCATTCGGGGCGGGCCTCCAGCTTTACGGCCTGGCCCAGGGTATCCCGGCTGTTGCTGACGTAGGCCAGGTTGATGACCTGCACACATGGGTATCCCGCCGCAGCTGCTACGTCGTGCGCCTCGAGAAAGTCTCGCTCTTTCTCGTGGTAGTCCTCGGGGCCGGTGAGAACGTGCATCCATTCCAGGCGGTTGTACACGTAGTCGCTATCTTGGATGCGGTTGATGAACACCGCCTCGGTCAGCTCGCCGTCCACGTTGGTGCTGATGGGGTAGATGCTGTCTGCGCTGACGAAGCTGACGCCGATATCATCTCCGGCCTGGTACGGCTTCCACGCACCGCTGCCCAGCGCCAGGGCGACCGCAAGGATGCGGCGTCTGCGCGGGCTGATGACTTTCTGCATCTTGCGATTGAGCCAATCCGCCCGGGGGCTGCCCTGGATATTGACCTCCAGCTCCAGTGTGGTCAGGCGGGCAAGCTCGGTGCAGATGGCAGCAGGCAGGCCCAGTGCCTTGGTGTCGGGGTCACGGTTGCAGGCATCGCCGATGATGGCGACGCGGTACCAGTTCTCGATGGCGGCTTGTTGCTTGTCCGTCATCATGGTCTGGACGCCGAGCTCTGCCTCAATCTGGTTATAATCTATCATGCGTTCTGCGCTCCTCGCTTCTGCCAGACAGGCTCCATAGCGTATCGAGCCATGTCGATGCTGTGGTTGTCGGCATCAATGTATGTATTCTGCACTTCCTGGGTTTTCTTGTCGATGGGGTACTCGTATTCGCTGAACTCTCGGGCGGTATGCGGGCAACGCACCGGGTCAATGACAATTTTGGCGCGGCTCTGGAGCCACTTCATGCCATCGGTCACGCTGGTACCGCCGTGGGAACTGTATTTGTGGCAGCCCCGCAGCCCGCGGTATCCAAGGTCACGCAGTGTAGCAATGCTCTTGTTCCCGGCGCTGTCGGCGATGATCTCTTTGCCCTTCCACGGTTCAAGCACCCGCGCCAAGTCCTCATCCTTTTCGCGGGTGGCCCGATGCTCGGCGAAGATGTACAGCGTCCGCTGTGGGCTGCTGTATGCCATCTCGCCGAAGTGGTTCGGGTCTGGGTACCAGCCCCAGTCCAGCCCGCAGTAGGTGCGGTCAAACTGGGAGATTTCCTCGCGGCTGATTTCCCGGATTTCGAGGTTGTCGAATACCTGCGTGCCGCATCCCACCACTTCCCCCAGGTACTCATGCGCGTAGGCGATGGGGTCACGCTGTTTCAGGACTTCGGCTTCGTCAAAAAACTTCGGGCCGAGCCAATCAGCGGGGGTCGTGAGGTAGGTGGTGTGGTGGCGGAACTGCCGGGGCTTCGGTTCGCGCTTGTAGCGGTTGACCCAGTGGCGGGCCATGGCAGGGGAGTTGAAGGTCTTAAAGGCGAAGGAAAAGGGGCCACCGCGGAACACAGACTGCTCCACGTTACGGATTTCCTCCGGCCCGTCGTACTGGTCGAACTCCTCAAAATGCGCCACGCCAAAGTAGCCGAATGGCGTGGCCAGAGATTTTAGCTTGCCGGGGTCGTCCAGACCGTAGAACTGGATGGTCTGCCCGGTGGGCAGGTACTCCAGTGTGTATGGCTTCTTGGTCTGCTTCCACAGGTGGCGGAT